TATATTTAATTCTCCACGACCACCACTAGTGAAGACAAGTTTAGAACTTTCTGTAAGATTGTTATCATCTCCAAAAAATGCAACTCCACTTGCAGTTCCGGTAGGATCAGAACCACCAGCAGTACCAGAAATAATAACCGTATTTGCATTTCTAGTAGTTGTAATAGAACCCTGACCAGTAAATGTAACAGTTGCACCATCGGTAATCGTAACAGAATCACCAGTCACAGACAAATCCCAACTAGTCATACCTCCACCAGCACCAGAGGTAATCATTTCAGTTCCATCAGCAAATCTAATAGTATGAAATGTTCCAGTTCCAGAAACATCCAAAGTATATTGAGGACTAGAAGTATTAATTCCTAATCTTGTATTTCCAGTATCATATACAAAACCAGTTACCGATTCAAATACTTGATCTGAACCATTATTCCCAAATAATACAACACCAGACGGATTCTTATCCTTTGGATTATATGCCATTACTAATAATCCTCATATAATATACTAAGGGGTAATTTGCGGATCTGTAATATTAATGTTTACAGCCTCAAGAGCAGCTTGTCTAGCGGCAGCGGCAGCAACTTTAGCATTGTGTGCCTTAACATTTTCAATCAACCATTCTCTGGTTTTTCTATTAACAAACTGTGCAATATTCTCAGGATTAGTAATAGTTTGAGGATTAGTATCTGGATCAACAGGTAATTGATCATCAAAATCTGGATTAGGAACTTCTGCTTGATATCTATATTGAGATCCAACAGCATTTAAAACTTCATTAATTTTATCGTCTGGAATTTCTACACAAAACTGTGCCATAATATTTTCTCCTATAAAAAAAGCCAGTGGCAGCGAGTGCCACCACCGGCTTCAATATTTAAATCTAAAGGGCGATTAGAGAGCACCCAAAAGAACTCTTCTTGTGTCAAGAGCAGCAAAACCTTGCTCTGCCCAACCATACATGCCAGCACGACGTTGACGATGTAAAGTAGGATCTTCAAAGATTTGAACACCTTGACGAACTGGCATAACAAAGCTATCACGATTGGTCAAATCAAGACCAACAACGATTTCTTGCTTACCACTTGGAAGAGTACCAGAAAGATCACCTGAGTAATACAACTGATATTCTTGACCTGCACCAAGCTCATCAAGGACATGAAGATTAACACCAAACATTCTGGCTAAAAGACCACCTTCTTGAGTGATAACTTCTCTACGAGAAATTTCATCAAGTTCATCAACACCAAAGTTACGGATATCTTCCTCTGCTTCTGGTGAGATGTAAAGATCAGTCAATTGACCACGATTGATGGAGCTAGAATTACCACCACCATTTCTTCTCATGACAACCTTCATCAAAGAGACAAGTCTCTTGGAGAAAGTACCATTAGAAGCATCTGCATCGTAGATCATAATGTTACGATCTGCACCAGCAGAAAGAAGTGTGTGCCAACCGTCATCATTCATCTTCTTAACGAAAGATTTTTGAAGAACTTCAGTTGCACGACCGACAACATCCCAACGTGCATCTCTAGCATACTTCAAAAGGAAGTCGATAGAAGCACCGATGTCATAGGTTGGAACCATGACGTAATCACCTTCAACATGACGCTCAGGAATACGACCATGATTAGGAATGGTGTAAGCAACAAAATCTGACTCAGTGCCGGGAGCGAGGAAATCCAAAGGAAATTCGCTAGTAGCACCGGGAGCAAGTTGGATAGCTTCAAAGATACCACCAAGGATATCACCATCCATAACGCCCTTTCTCAAAGGCAACTCAAGAGCTTTGGCAATTTCAGCCATAGCGGTCAAAGATTCATTAGAATCAAAAGAACCTGCCTTAGCAAGTAATTGATTCATTTCATCTGTGTATTCAAAATATTTACTCATACAAAAACTCCCTATACTTTATTGTAATTAGACAATGTTAATCTCAACTTTAACATAACCATCAGCATCAGCTTTGCCAAGAAATCTACCAACTTGAGCACTAGCTGTACCAGTGGTCAAAAGACCAGCAGATGTAAAGTATGCTTTTGCACCCGGAGCAATGGTAATACCATTAGCAACTTGGTCAGTAACAACTGTACCACGACGAAGCAAAAGAACCTTACTACCAATTTGAACTTCATCTTGATGATAGTTCAAGTGTTGACGAGTTAAGTCGATATTAACAACGTCATTTAAAAGCAAACCAGCAGGAAGATCGCTAGTAGCACTAACTCCAGCAACAACAGCATTGCTATCATCCATAGCAGCACCGGAACCGGCTGTGCTGTGTGCAACGATCACGCCTCTCTCAGCAGTTTCGTTCATGAAAAAGCTAAGATCTGTTAAATGTTCTACTCTATCAGGTTTAAGTGCCATATTTATATTCTCCTAAAAAAGAACTATTTCTTTAAAACTTTTTGACTAACCCAATCTTGTTCAACATCTTCTGAAGCCAAAGTAAGAGTAATATCTTCTTCGCTTGCTTCAGCAGTATCTAAAACTTCTTCAGAAGCTTCAACGATTTCAGCTTCAAGCTCTTCAGCTTTTGCTTCATCATCTTTTTTCTTCTTTTCGTCTTCATGCATACCAGCTTCTGCATCGTCTTCTTTTTTCTCATCTTTCTTCTTCATATCGCCATGCATACCAGCCTCAGAATCTTCTTCAGCTTTAACTTCACCACCATACTTATACTTCTTAACCATTCCAGCAAATACTTCAAATTGCTCATCGGAAAGGTTATCAAAAGCACTAACTTGAACAGCAGCATCTTCGGTATCCATGCCAGCATCAATTAATGATGCCATTCTCTTCTCTTTCTTTTCTTTCTCTTTCATACCATCCATCATAGCTTGAGCTTCATTTAACTTTTCAGTCAACTCAGCAACAGTAGCTTCTAAAGAAGCAACTTTTTCTTCTGCTACATTAGAGACAGTAACGAAAGATTGCTTTTCTGCCTCAACATTTTCCAAGCTTGCTTTAAGCTCTTCAATTTGAGTTTCATATTCTTTAACAGAAGCTTCAGATAACTTTTCAGTCAACTCCTTTACTTCTGCCTTAGAAGCATCAAGAGCAGATTTAAGTTCTGCAACTTCTTTCTCTAAGTATTCAGACATTTCACTCTCCTGTTTAAGTTCAGAGATAGGATTTTCACCAACACTAATTGATACACCTTTTTTGTTGAAACATAAATCATCTATACAAGATGCTTTACTAAATGGAAAATCTCTATCCGAATTAAAAATAATACTATCAGGATTTGCAGGATTAGCAACAAAACCTTTTCCACTAAATGTTATATTCCTTAACAATCTACCAACCTTGTGATCTTGATATACACCACCACCACCATAGGCTCGTAAATGTTGTGTTAAGAACGCAGTATTATCACCTCTAGCAATTACATGGTATTCACCTTCTGGTGATTCAACTGCATAGTCAAAACCTTTAAAAATGCATTCCATTGAAACACACTTTTGACCAGACTGAATTTCTCTAATCAGTTGTTCAGCCCTAGCTTTGTATTCAGGATCTTGCCACTGTCTATAAATAACAGAAGCAACTAATATATGATATACATCTGGGAGATCTTTACTGTCAATATCACCATTTAATAGGTCAAAGTTTTTATCAACAGGCCAATTTCCGATAATATTACCAACGATAACTTTTTCGTCATGCTCCAAGTTAGTTGGCTTATACATTGGAGTCTCTCTAGATGCCCAAACTTCCTCTGGACTAAAAACATCGTCATTCTTATTCCATGAAGTACTTACAAGAATAGAATAAACCTTAAAAACATCATCGTCATCAGCAGATGCTTTTGAAACAATATCTTTTATATCAGTACTAAATGTGTTATTAGAAGCAACATCTTTATCTAACATAGTAGGCATAGTGTAAGCAATAGAGGCATTTGCTCTAATTTGCTTTTCTAAACCGGCTTCAATTTCTGCTTGATAAATTTTCATCGTTTACCTCATATAGTTACAGGTGTCTTACCTATTGTAATTTACACCAATTTATTTTGAAACATAAAAATCTGCATAATACGAAGCCCTTATGTTTCTAATTTCGTCAATACTCAATTTTCTGTCTAAAGAGGAACCAGTATCATCAATCCATTCTTTACAAGTTCTACTATGAGTTTGTGCAAAGGCTTTGCTCATAGCTTGACCCATATTTTCTAATGTTAAATCCGCAAACGGTTCCAAATTCATCAATATGTTGAACTTGACTTCTTCTGCCTGTTCAAACTCTTCAGCAGTAAGACTTCTCATATTACCTTTAGTATATTGTTCTAAAATGCCGGGATTAATAAACTCAGCAATTTTAAATTGTGCATCTCTTGCCCATGTTTGAATAGATGCTTTTAGTGCAGGTTTAAATGTTCTTTCTTGTCTTGGACCTGTATCTGTAGCATTCTTAGGTCTTCCGGGTGCTCCAGTATCTGCATTCTCTTGAGGTCTACCCTGAACACCACCTTGATTCTTTGCTCTTTGTTTAGCGTCTTTAGACCTAATACTCAAAACGGAATCTTCTCCCTTTTTCTTTTCATTAAGTTCAAGACCAACTTCACTTGGAGATGTAAGACCAGTTTGCAATGTAATCTTTTTCATTTGGAAATCTTGGTCTGCCTGATGGAATGGACTAACTTTTTCATCTTTTCTATTGTTCTCATTAGTAGTTCTTCTAGTTTCCATATCAGGATTTGCCTTGATGTATCTCTGCAAGTATTCATCACTAAGAATATTTCTATCTGCCATACTCAAGAGAATATTCATGATGGATGATGGGTCTTCTAAATTCATATAATCAAATTCAATAACAGCAGGGTATCTGAAACCCATTGCTTTTTGAACGATTTTAACTTGCTCTTCCCAGAAATTAGATACGATAGTTCTAACGTAATTTAATCTCTCAGTTAAAGTCTTTAAAGAAATAAAGTTATTAGTAGTTCCACTAGCACCAAATGTTCCTGTCAATGTTGGAGGAATACCAAGTGCTGCGTAAATAGCCATAAGAGTTGGACGGTACTTTTCTTCTCCCAAGAAAGACTGAACATCTGTACTCGTTTCAATCAATTCAATATCTGGACCCCAAATAATATCCTTGGTCCCACCCTGAACATTAGCACCTAAGATACTTTCCAATGCTTGAGAAGCAGTTTGTGTAGGAGCGAGTTTATGATCCAAGCTACCCAACTTCCACACTCTAATTTTTGAGATAGCACCATCCAACGCTGCTTGGTCAGCAAGTTTCAATTTTTCATATAGAATTAAATCTCTAAAGCAAGCATAGGTCATAGGATCTGCCCAACCTTGCCAATCATCTTTTTTGTAATAATAAACAAATGTCTTATCTGGGTCTAGAGGAATAGGTTTTTGATCTTGAATCGCTCTTTTTAACTCTACAGGAATCTCAGATAAAATCTTTTGCATTTCAATGTTTGGATTATTAGTCATATGACTAAGTTGCATTCCATAAGTTGCTGGAACCTTAATAGCATATCTTGTTTTATCTGTTAATGATGCTAATGGTCCACCAATAATTTCTATTAACATAGGATCTAGGAAATTATATTTCCAAGGTATTTCATTCTTAGCATACTGTATGTCCCCTCCTATGGGTTGCATATCGGGGGACGCTACAGCACGTTGCATCTCCAACCGCTTTTTAGCATTAATCTTAGCAGTTTTTGATTTTATTACGACATTTGCTTCTCTGAACAATAAGTTACACAACCTCTCAGAAACAGCCTGTCCATCTATCCTATTAAACCAGTCTTTATAAAAATTCTCTACCCTTTTGTTTCTATGAGCTAATCTAACACCCTGACAAGCAAAATCACCCATTAAGTCAATAGAGTTGCGAATTAACCCAATTCTCCTATAAGCATAACGAGCAAATCCAATAATATCTTTGGGTTTAGTTGGTACTCTATCTTGAGGTCGGAACCAATCAAAGTCAGATTGATTAAGACCCGGACGACCACTCAAATCATTAGTAAGATCAGAATAATCCCGACGATATGAAGAATATGAACCTCTAGTGACCATTTGGTTAGAAATAGCATCTCCATACTCAGCAAATGCTTGTTCCATATCCTTTTTAGATGCCCAACTACGATATGCTGGATCTGACATGAAGTTTTACTCCTTAGAAGAATTAATAGGTATTGCAATACTTATTGATTATACACCATTACTCATTAGAAAGTGTCAATTATTTTTTTTGACCATGAAACAAGTGCCGGGAGTATAAGATTGTGCCCATTCTGGACCTACATACATTCTTCCATCAGTGTCAGACTTACCACCACCTTGACCAATAACTCTACCAATATTTACATAAGTAGGAGCAGGAATAGCACGCTGCATAGAACGTGCAATCATATTAGCAATAACTAGAGCAGAATAACGGTCCTTTCTCATTCTACCCTTTTTACCTGTATCAAGTTTTATTTCTGGAGTATCAAACCTCTCTCTTCCGTTAGCTGTAACACTCACAACCACTGTAGTAAGTTCAGTTTTAAGCTCTTCAATATCCATAACACAGTCTTCAAGAGTATCATACAGCTTCAGTGCTGCT